CGCTGGAGCCATCGGTAACCGTACAGGTCAGCGTAGAAAGCACCGTGGTGGTTCCGAGCTTTCTGATCCGCAATTTCACTGTCGCTCCGGTTACGTTGATCGCCCCCCATGTGTTGCTATCTGTCTCGTCCAGCACCTGACCGGTCGCGGCAGCATTGCTGTCCTTGAGGTTAAACACCAGTTCCGGCAACGTATCGCCAACAACCAGATTAATCGTGTCCGAATAAGCCATTTACAGAAACTCCCTCCGCTTTGCTGTCAGCGATCCGCCAG